CAACGTTCTGATCCATGTGATAGGACAGACCGAGCGAATCAACCATCATGCCGGAGCCATACTGTTTGCTGATCTTGTCACCAGCGTTGAACAGGCCAGCCATACCAGTGACGAGGTTAGCGTTCAGGCCTGGGGACAGGGACAGAGCGCGTTGCTTATCACGAGGGGCAGCCATTTCATCCAAACGGCGGTTAATGTCAGTCACAGCACTGATAGCCAGAGCTTGGGTGTTCGGAGCAGTATAGGACGGGTTCAGAGCATTGAACACGCTACGATGCGCCAGTTCCAGACCTTGACGATCAATCTCGTTGGCTACGGTTGCCATAGCAGCTTGCATCTTGCTTTCCAGCTTGGTCAGGCTCAAAGTACGCTCGTTAGAGGTAAAGTTGAGGTCTGTACCGCCTTGTTGCAAAACCAAAGGCACTGTGGTTTCGGTAGTTGCTTGGGGAACAGCTACACGACCAGCGCGATAGGTATAACGCGGGGGACGCTTGATGTTGATGGTATTGCCAGGTGCATAACCACGACCCATGTTAGAGCCGAATTCCTGCTCCCAATCACGGTTCACGTTTGCGCTGAAACCCAACATATTTTCGAGAATAGCCAACGATTCTTTGGCTACAATCGAGCAAGTGACTAAACTATTGCTCATGATTACTTCCTTTCATAAATGATTATCTAGCCCAACGTGCGCCCTGTTTCGATCTAGCTTCGAGGAATTCTTCCATGGTCATCTTCGTCAGATCACCGTTGGAAGCACCGCCTCGATTGCCAATCGGTTTAATTGGGGCTGGCGCGTTAGACGCTTTTACTTGTTTGGCAGTTGCTACTTTCAGTTCCAACTTGCCGATTTCAGCCGCTTGCCTTGCAGGTGACAAAGACGCTATCCGTTCAGCTTCTTCAGGGTGACTGGACAAGTGCGCCATCAATGCAGGGGCAACATCGCTATCAATAATCGCTTGCGCGACCGTTTGTGTTAGCGGCAACTCATCAAACGTATCCCGATCAAACTCCGAAATCTTTTCCGCTTGCGCGTAGATTTTCTCGGTCTTATCAAGTATTTGACGTTGCGTTGTCTCTACTTGTTGTTGCCTTGCGCCCATTTCACGCTGTTGTAGCTTCCATTCGGCCACCGCTTCAACGTAATCTTCCACATTGTCATACTGCGACATTTGTGGCTTTCCGTCTCCACGAGGGGCTTCAGGTTGCTGTACTGGCTTTGAAGTCATCGCTTCCAGCTTTTCAGCATAAACCTTTAACGCTCGTCTTTCTGCTCTAGCCTCGGCCTTCGCTTTTTCTTTCTGGATAATCCGGTCAAGTTCCTCTTGGGAAAATGTCTTGGATTCCTTTTCCGCCTCTTTTACTTCTTCAGCTTCCACCGCAGGCGTCTCGGTTTCGGCAGTCGCTACTTCTTCAGGAATAGCTGCCTGTTCTTGCATAACCTCATCGGTCATTGTTATCTCCATTTAAGGGACACGGTGAAAAGCCGCCGTTAGCTGTTTGAATTATAAACCTTTTAATACATTCCTTCAATGCCAGTTGCCGTAGTCCCCGCAGCCCAGATGCGAGTGCAGGCAACAGGGCGCGTTTCACCAGCCAGAAAGTTCAGATTCCCGATAGTTCCGTCAACGGAAGTGATGCGGATTGTCCCTGCGGTATTGGCACGAATAGCCCGCACAATCTTGGTCAGGTCTGCTGTATCGCTAGGCGTTACAGTCAGCACGCCTTGTGCCGGATAAGAGTTTTGATAAAGTTCCATAGTTTATTCCTCCGAAAGATTTTCCTGCACATCGGCAGTTAGTGTTGCGTTTTCCATACCGGCTTTTTGCAAGTCAACATAAGCCGTCAGTTCTGCGATGTCCTCTTTTACTTCCAAATCCATTTTGGCGATCTGGTAGCGCACTTGGGCATCCTTTTCCGCTTTCAACAAAGTGATTTCTGCATCACGCTCGGCTTGCTGGCGTTTGAGTTCAGCATCCAGCATTGCCTGACGTTCTTTAGCTTCAATCTCCATTTGGATTTTTTGCTGTGCAATCTGCGCTTCTAGTTGCGCCATTTGCATCTTGGCTTCAATCTCCATTTGCGCTTTAGCCTGACCACTTTCAGCGACTTGTACTTTCTGTTGCATTTCTTGTAGCTGTTGGGTCATCATTTGCAGTTGTTGCTGCATCTGTTGGGCTTGTTGTGCCGCTTGCTGAAGTTGTTGCTGTTGCCCGCCCTTCTGTTCCTGAAGGTTAGGTGGCAGGGTCTTTTCCAAGCGTTTAGCCAAATCCTCCGCCATTGGGAAGTCAGCAGCACGCATGATAATGTCACCCGCTACTTGCATCAGCGCAGGCGAACGACCAGCCAAGTCAGTCAGCGCAGCAAAAGCCTCTTGCCGTTGCGTCTGGAACGATGGCCCTGTATCAATCACCACATCATAAGTGCCGATCTGCGGATTGAATATCTTTTGAATATCCTCATCGTTAATCTGTTGCTCGGCATAAGGTTCCTGCATAGACGGGTCAATAACCGCGCTTTCCTGCTTACCATCCAGCCCCAATACCCGCACGACCCGCTTTGTGTCATATATCTTTTGAATTAGGTCAATAAGGATACGGGCTTCGTATCGCAAACCACGGGCAAGGTTATCAGGGAAATGGAATGTAGCAATCTCGCCTTGAGCCTTGAGCCTTTGGATACCCACGCCACTAGACGCTTCCGACTTGATGCCAAAGTTGGCATTTTGCTGGCCTGAAGCCGCCCGCATTTCCTCGGTCGATAGCTGTAGCAGTTGCACTTGAGCCGCAGGCATAACCGCAGGCTGTTGACGCTGTGGCTGTGGAATCGGATTTCCTTCGTCATCCCTAGCGTTATACGGCAGATAAGCGCGATTCTCGAGGTTAGCGGCACCCCATATCATCTCATAGCCTTCAATCGCTTCAGCCGGAGCCAGATAAGGCACTTTGTTTTGTAGTGCCAACGTCTGCACAGTCTCGGAATAACTATAGTTCAGCATCCGAGCAGGGTCTTTCAGGTCACGCACAATCCCTTTGCGGATTACTTCACCATTGACGTTAATCTCCTTGCCTATCACATTGATAATAGGCAGATATTCGCCAGGCCATTCAGTCTCGTCAATCGGCTTGTCATAGTTGCCGACCAGCTTGCACCATTTCCATTGCTTACGTTCGGTTTCCCGTTCTTTCACAATCTCGATGGTTTCGCCCGTCTGCATTTTCAGCATCATGCCATCGCGCTCTACACCGTCTGCCAGTTTGGATTCCAGCACACTAGAGCCGTCAGATAGCAGCAGGGCTTTGTCTTTCACCCATTCGCAGTAAAAGTATTCGGCGCGTCTAAAGGTTTCTTCCGTTACCCAGTGCGTTTTATTCGGTTGCCAGCTTGACGGGTCAATATCGGGGTGCTCCCGCTTGAAGGCATCCTTGTTAATATCCTCAAAGATAAATCCCCACATCGCGTCAGACTTGTCCAGTTCCCTAGCATCAGGGTCGATATAGACAAGTTGCGGGTTAGGCAAAGGTTTAATGCGGATTACCTGATCAAACGAAGTCTCGCTCTCGTATTCAGTCAGGACGCGCCAATAGCCATCACCACCAACCACGGCATGCTCGGCTGCTACATCGTGTGCATCATCAGCACCAGAAGCCGCTTGGATATTACGGATAAGGGAAGAAATAATCTCGGCAGTCTTTTTGTCTGCGTAGTTATCAACAGGCATAACGCGACATGACGGGCGTTGCTGACGAATCTGGTTAACGATCTGGTTAACGTGCTGTGCGGTTGTATTGACGGTCAGGCATACGCGCTTATCAAATTGACGCTGCTTGCGGATTTCGTCAGGCCATTGCCAGCCATTCTCGCTGTCGGCTGCATAGAATTTGGTATCTTCTACGGCTTGCAGGCGTGTGCTGGAAAAGGTTTTCTCCGCATATTCAAAGCGTTTGCGTGCCTCTTGAACGATGTCGCTGTCGTTCTGATTGTCAATATCATCCATCGGCGTTTCCTTGATTGGGTTTCCTAGCCATAAGAATTATATCACTTTTCTGGATTGTAGCGAATCCAAAGCGTGAATAGTATTTCTCAAGTCTTTCATTATCCGCAGAAATTATCAAAAGCAGCCCTTCGGTATCCGCTTGGTCGCATATTTCCTGCAACAATGCCGAGCCTTCGCCCTTGCCTCGATGCTCTATTGGCGTATTAAATTCCGTTAATTCACGGGCGTTCCCTCGCTGATTTGGCGGAATGAGTTGCGAGTAGTTAATATGGATTGAAGCGTTGCCCAGGGTAACTGCGCCTGTTTTCATAGCATCTTCACCAAGTGAGCAATGCCAGTTAAATCACCATCCGGCGCAATCTTAATGTCTTTGGTCAGGTATTCCAGCACAGACTTAACATCCTGGAAGGTGTTTAGCTGGTTCATATCAAACACAAAGCCGCGTTCATCCTTGACTTCGGCGGGTTGTTCAATCGGGTGCTTTCTCGGTCTTGCCATGTTTTAGCCCATCCATGAGAGAGGTTGATAATTGTATTCATGCGCTTCCAGCTTGCGCTTTGCTTTGGGAGGTTTGATTATCTGCAATCCTCGCCCAAACAATGACAACACATCCACGCCGTCATCGTGCTTTGCAGCAGGGAATCGGAGTATTTGAATCATAAGCTCGGATTTCCATACTGCATTTTTGGGGAAAAACACTTTTCCCATGCTCGCCATAGCCTGGAAAGGTCTGGCTCGGCTTGGCTTATCGCTGATACTTGGCATCCATTCGATGCGGCAATACGCTTCACGTTCCTGCATCCGGCGCATCATAAACGGTTCTACAGCGCGTCTAATCGGGCCAGCTTCACCAAACCAACACAGCGGCAAGTATTTCACAATCAGGTCGCACTTGGCTTCAATCCAGACGTCTGAAGTAGTTTGCCCCTTCCACCAGTCCACAACGTAGATATTCCCAGACGCATCAACGCCAATTACGCCATGCTCGGTATAGTCGCCTCCGCCATCAGTCACCGCATAGTCGCTTGCGCCGTAGTAGCGTAGATTTTGTGGCAGTTCCTCGTATTCGCCAAACCATGCAGCCTTGAAGTAGTCACCGTCATCAGGTATCGGGTTTTGTTGGTAAAGAGCGTTCCAATCACGCGCAGGCAACACAGATCGTATTTGTTCCAGCCGTTCAAGCGGATACCATTCAGGCCATAACGGAGTGTTGTTACTGATTGCTGGCAGGCTTAACAATTCCCACTTATCGCCGCCTCGTTCCATTTCAGCCAACAGCTTGCCGGATAAGTCATCGTCATGCCAACGTGTGTTGATAACGATAATTGCACCGCCTGGCATCAATCGAGTGTAAGCCGTTGAAGTGTACCAGTCCCACACCCGCTGTCTGGTCACTTCGCTGTCAGCCTCTTGCCTATCCTTGAACGGGTCATCAATGAGCAGAATATCCGCGCCACGACCTGTAATCGCTGTTCCCACACCAGCCGCGACATACATACCGCCTGAATCCGTGTGCCAACGGTTTGCCGCTTTGGAATCAACGGATAGTGTTGTCTCGAATAGCCGGTTGAATTCAGGCGATGCGACAATGTTCCGCACTTCTCGCCCGAAGTCTGAAGCTAGGTCGGAGTTGTAAGACGCTGCAATAATCTGTTTGTCTCGATTGCGCCCCAGATACCATGCAGGAAACCGCCTAGAAGCCAGTTCAGACTTGCCGTGGCGTGGCGGCATGGTAATCATCAGCCGTTTAATCTCGCCGCGCTCTACGGCCTCCAGCTTTGACGCAATCAATTCGTGATGCGCTGCCGCTTCGTATGAAGGGTTTGTGTATTTGGTAAATTCCAGCAGCTTGTTACGGGCGATTCTACGCCGCAACAGTT